GTCCGCTGTTGCGGGTAATCCAAAAGACTCACTTGTATCTTCCAACCCAACATCCGAGTTAGAATAACCTGAACGAGTCGTTTGCGTTGCAGAGACGATCGGTACGTCAAACTCCACCGCGAGGCCTCGTAGCTCTTCAGCAATTGCCTTAATGTAGGTGTATGAATTGATTGATCCTCCCATACCTTTCATTCTACTAGAAGAACAAATGTTGAGATAATCAATAAAGATCATCTCTGGTTCAAAGTTCTTTTTTAGTTTTAGTTCATTGAGTAGAGCTCTGAAATGCCCAGCATGAGCAGCTCCTGTTGGATATTCTTTTATAATCAACTTACCATTAGTCTTAGAAACAATATCTTCTACCTTACTTGTTAGAATTGGTTTAGATATATGTTGCAACTGATCCAATGGTATGTTTAGCAGATTAGCATCTATGCGTTCAGCAATTCGCTCCTCCGCCATTTCCATGGTAATATATAGTACATTTCTTCCTTGACTTAGAACATTACCAGCAACATGGCACATAAACAATGACTTACCCACACCAGTGCCAGCAAGACAGATATTGAGAGTTTTATTGGGAAGCCCTCCTTTAGTGATTGTGTTGAAGTAGTCTAGGTCAAATGGAATACGCTCTTCATCCATATGATAAAAATCATAACGATCTTCAACATCATCAATGTAATCGTGGCCAACTGATGGATCGAAAGTAACGGCTAGAGCTTTTGTTAACAGATCCGGCAAAGCATTTTTTGTAAGTGTTTTATGCTTGCCGTCGATAATTGTAATGGATTCCATAATAGCATTATGAATCGCTCTATCCTGACACCACTTCTCTGTAGTGTCTTCTAACCATTTCTCATCAGAAGTTTCCTCTGAGAAAATATTTGGTAATATTTCCATTGCAGCTTGATATTGATCATCATTAAACTTATCGCTTTGATCAACTTCAATCTTAAATGCATCAAGAGTAGGTAGTTTGTTATACTTACCAACAAACTTACCTGCGGTTTTAAAAAGCTGATTATATACTCCTTGAAAGTATTCTGGTTTTATAAAGGGTAGAACCTTACGCATGAATTGCTCATTAGTCAAAACATTCCGTAAGATAACTTGTTCTATATTGCTCACTTCTTTTCCATCTCATTTAAATTGTTAACAAGTATACTTTCTAATATCTTACCAGCATAGCGTTGCAAGTCAATACTGTCAACAGTCAATTCAGGATCAGGAGTCGAGTGGAGCGTAAAGTCAAAGTTTAGTTTATCGCCTACTTCATCTACTTTAATAGCTCCAAAACTAAGCGTGCACTCAATAAACTCACCTTGCTTTACTCGTATGTGCCAATGCTCACCAGCGGCTGGTATAAGCTCATAATCAATATTCTCTTCTAACATATTAGGAATCTTAACCATCAACATTCTCCACAATTTCATCCATATCAACTAAAGATTGGTGGCCAATACTATATTGCTTTTTCAAGAACTCTTTAAAATCTGTATCAGCAAAGACTGGATCCCAGAATGACTTGTCGTTAGTGACATCGTGCCGAACCTTAGGTCCAACTTCTCCAGTATCTTTATCGACCACAGCATACCAGCCGTTAGAAGGTTTAGTAACATAGCCACCAGCAAGAGCACAATCGAGCAGGCCAGAGTACTCACGGACACCACCATCCCAGGAAACAGTAATAGGAATTTTAGACTTTTCTTTAACATATCTACTCTTTTCTACATTAATTACAAAGTGATAACCTTGAATCTCCGTACCTTTCTTATCTTGTTGACGTCCCAGGATCCAAATATTATCTGCGCTGTAATAGATCCCAGTACCACCACCCACAACATCTCTTGGGAACAATCCAATCTCTTTATATGTGTGGTTAACGGCAATCAAAGGAATACTTTTCATAGTAAGATAAGGAGTAGTCATACGGAACAGGCCTTTGAGAGCCTTGGCACGTGACATATCAGCAACAGACTTTTCGTTCTGAGCATCTTCTAATTCTTTCTTAGATGCCATGTTACCAATGGAATCAATAACAATAATCACCTTATCATCACGATCCAAGCCTTCAAGTTGTCCGATCATATCGAACTTTAACTCTTCAACATTTGTTATCGGAGTATGGAGCACACGACTAGTATCAATGCCAAATTGCTCGAAGTATGATTGTGGGCTACCAAATTCACTATCGTAGAACAACATAACGGCGTCTGGATGCGCCTTTAAGTATGCTCCAGCCATCAACAGTGCGAAGGAAGTCTTGAAGTGCTTAGATGGACCAGCCAGAACTGTTAGTCCTGGAGTCACTCCACCATCCACAGATCCAGACAGCGCGACATTAATCATAGGCACTTGAGTTGGTGTCATATCCTTTTCTGTGAAGAACTTACTTTGGCTCAGGACTTCCGTTGTCTTGATCTTGCTGTTCTTCTTTAGTTTGTCCATAATTGACATTTTGTTCTTTCTCCCGTTCAGATAGTGGATACTCACTACGAATTTCATTATTAATTGAGCGTACTACCTTTAGCAGCTTTGGGTCAACAGAAGTTTCTTTTTCAACAAAGTTGATAAATCCAGACAAGTCTTTTGGAAAGCATGAGCCACCAAAACCTGGCTTGCCATCTGTTCCTGGAATCCGCATATGGGAATACCCAAGTCTTTGATCCGCCATCAGCGCGCGGGACAAAGCAGTGTAGTTACCACCATATTCATCCATGACAGCTTTCAGCTGATTCATAAATGTAATCTTCATTGCTAAGAAGTTGTTAACAGCGTATTTGAAGAATGCTGCCTCTACTGGTGCCATCATTAAACATTGAGCAGGGCTGCAAAGCGAGAAATTATTATATACGCCTTCTAAGTATTGTCCAGCGTTCTGATCTTGAATACCAAACACTCTAAACCGAGCGTCAAGCATGTCTGCTTTGGCATTAGCTTCTGTAAGAAACTCAGGCTCATAAACAATTCGTGTATCAATTCTAGTTAATCGATCAATTACATTGGGTGGAACGGTTGACTTGATAACGATAAATGAATCGGTTAAGTTAATCAATCTCATTACAGCATCATCAATGTCTTTAGTATTTACTGATCCATCAACATCAGATGGTGTTGGTAAACAAATAAATGTGAGGTTGGGTTCCCACTCACACAAATCCTTCAAAGTATTTTGCGAATACTTTGGATCCACAACCATTTTTTCAATGTTATCGTTAGTAAATGCATGGTCTACAGCTTTGCCAACAAAACCTTGTCCAATGATACCTAGTTTGAGTTTTTGCTCTCTTCTTTTTACAACAGGCTCAAGATCTCCACCTTGGCTGTTTACACTGTTATCTAACATTGTCTGAATCATCCTTTTTTAATTCAATTGCGTGAACTCTGGCCCGCAAATCCGTTGACGAGAATCTATGATCTCTTTTATTATAATATATTTCTATACCTCGTTGGGAACACAACGATCTACCTGTAAACTCTTTGAACTTATATTCTTCTCCGATTATTCTAACATCTAAATTGAATAAAGTCAAGATGTCTTCTAAGTCTTTTTCTGTTTGATATGGAATAATTTCATCAACATATTTAACTGCTTGTAGTTGAGTCCATCTCTCGACTAAGGTTTGGACAGGGGCATTTTTATCCTCTCTATCTATCGCTGGATTAACTTGCAACCCACATATTAAATAATCGCAAACCGTCTTTGCCTCCCTGAGCATAGAAATATGACCGGCATGCAGCAAATCAAAAGTTGAAGCGGTGAATCCTATAGTTGCCATATCGATGATAATCCCAGTCCATGCACGTTTTGTCTAATTGAAGCCAGGCCCCAAGGGCCTATCTCTTGGTTTCTAGCTTTAAAGATATTCTGTCTAGTAGTCTTGTAACCATGGGGCGATACACTCAAAGGTTCGCATAGAGATAGTTTAAATTTGCGCCTTGCGTCCGTCATCGCTTTCTCTAAACACTTATTTCCTCGTTCCGTTGCGTAGTCCCAGAACTCATTATTCCATTCAGATCCCGCCGCATAATGCATCATAATAATTAACTCGCAATCCTCAAACCAAGTTTTGCAACGGCCGTTGAAGAATTCTTCATCCAAGGCCTTTTCATGAGAAAAGAATCTATTAATTGAAAACACACTATCAATGCTGGTAGCTTCCATAGGCTCAAGAAAGAATGCTTTGTTTCCATTATGCAAAACTCTACCATCAAAGACTTTTTTCTTATAATAGTTATCAAAAGAAAAACTATTTGTATCGGATGATGGTGTCAATCCATATTCATCAAATATATTTTCAACATCTTGTTTAACTTCTTCTAACGTGTTAATGTCTTTGTTGTAAAGATATCCAACGCTACATCTATTGACCAAGGGAACCAAAAACACCCAGCCATATGGCCGAGCAATTGTTTTCGTATGTTGAAATTTAGAAACATCCCAATAACACTGAGTTACATGTACAGCATTTACAGAGATGAATTCAGGAATGTAGTATTCTTCTTCGTCAATAGTTTTAGGTTTACCTGAACAATCAATAATATAATCTGCGTCTATATTATCAGGATTGACGCTACCGTCTTTAAATTCTAAAAATGAATTTCTCTGGAATCTTTCAAACACATAACTTTGTAATTTTTTCGCATTAAAGTGTAACGCTGCACCACTCAAACTAAATTCATGAAAATAATCATCAGGTCCAAAGTTATGATAATATATTCCCGTTTTGGGTGTAGCATCCAAGAAGTTTACACATTCTTCCCAGCCCAATCCCAATGATTTTGTAATGAGCCGTGGCAAACTAAAAGTTGATCCTTCTCCCACTGGTTGTGTTTCCACACTACTATCATAGTACCACTCTATGTTTGATTTTATTGTGTCATGTTCTTCCCACCTGCAACCATCAACCTTATCTTCTACAAAATTTTGAAGAAAGGTGAGAACTCCTGCGGTGCCTTTACCTATTAAAGCAACTTTTTTAGTTCTATCAAAATCTACTACGTATGCCATAATTCTTTTGCTCTATCAATATCAAATATGTATTTAGGATGACTTGATGTATGGTCCATCTTCATCATGATCAATCTCAAACGTAATATCAGTTTCATCATCAATATGATAACCAACAGTCTCACGTTCAATATCATTATGATTAAACTCTGCCCAATATAACTCATAAGCTACGCCTTCTTGAAGACATTCAAATTGATGATAGAGACCTGGTTTTACTTTATGATAATCACCTTCATTGAGAATCGTAACATCACATAAATCATAGTCACGTTGCCATGTACGAATAAGCATTCTACCTGACTCTACATAGAACCCGTTCCACTTATAGCGATGTAAATGCTTTGAGCATACGCCGCCTTCTTCCATTTCAATACGATGAAACTCTAAAGCACCATTTGCTTCAATAAGTTGTGTCGTACCCCATACTTTACCTGCTTTCATTCCATTTCTCCATATCTTCAGGGGTATTAATCTCAATACCGTTAAAGTCAACTCGAGTAACAGCTATTTTCCAATTATTATCTAGCCAACGAAGCTGCTCTAGTTTTTCAATGTCTTCATGCGGTGATTGTTTGTATAGAGGATATCTCGACAAGGCCCTGTGTGTGTATCCATAGATCCCCAGATGTTGTGACCCATATGTCATTCCTCTACCAAACCAATGCGCATACACATTGTTGTGTACCAGTTTAACTGTATTTGGATCAGATTGCAACGACTTTTTTATTTCTGTCCAAGCTGTAGCTACACCACTTTGTGGTATGATACTCTTAACACGTTTGATCATTTCTATAGTAATATCTGGCATATCACCTTGCACGTTGATAAACTGATCATACTTATGAATTAAGCCTATTGCACCAGCGCATCTTTCAGTACCATTGTTGTAATCAGAATTATCTACAATTGTACCCGCACCAATTATCTCGGCAATACGTTCATCATCAGTTAGCACAAACGTATCTAAACCTGTCTTTAGACATGTATCATATACTCTTTCAATCATAGTTTTACCACCTAAGTCACAAAGTGGTTTACCTGGAAATCTACTTGAGTGGTATCTAGCTGGAATGAGAATAGCGGTGGATGTCACAAACTGTCCTTTCAAAATCTTCTAATCTTAACATATTAGGTCCATCACTTGGAGCATTATCGGGGTCTGCATGTACTTCTAGGAAGAAGTTTTTAACGCCCATAGCAGAGGCAGCACGAGCAAGACCTGGAACGTAATCACGATTACCGCCACTCGATTTCCCCCTTCCTCCTGGTTTTTGGACAGCGTGGGTAGCATCAAAAACAACAGGTACATCGTAATAGTCAAGCATATACTGAATCCCAGTAAAATCAACAACCAAAGTATTGTATCCAAAACTTGTACCTCTTTCTGT